CTTATTTTAAATGCGGATAATTAAATAAAAAATCTTCATCAATTAAAGCTTGGATTGATAAAACATCTACTCTTAACTTGTCAGCAATCATTTGATAATTTAAAGCACCATTTTGCCAAGCTTCTTTTAACACCTTTCTTATCTCATCTCTTTTTTTCTTTGCTTCGACGTCATTCTCTACCCATTTATATGTATGAGCCCCCCCTTCGTAGGTAATTGAAATATTTAAAAGGGCTGGCCTTGAAATCATAATCTCATTTACTTTTATTATCGCTTCATTTAAAGTTAAAGGTTTTTTTTGTTCCTGTTTTTTATTTTCCATAAGGTATCACCTCCTTTCTAACAAACAAATCTGCTTCTTTTTTTGAAATCCTTGCCCTTGCTTTTATTCTATTCTCAATAAACTGTCTTGATTTAGCATAACTTTCAACCTTTTTTTTAATCTCATTAAATTTTGCCATATCCTGCCTTTTTAAGGCATCAATTAGTGCCACTCTCATTTGCTCCAAAAACGGGTCTTTCATCTGCTCATAAATATCCTCCAAAATGGCTTTTCTATGGATTTTTCCCTCCGTTGTTTTTGCTTTTGAAACCCCCTCCTCAAGGGAGGCTAAATCTAAATCTCTTGTTGTTTTTCTCATAAGAATTTGCTTCTGGAGGGCAGAAAACTACCCTCCAACTGGCAAAATCTTATGCCGATGCGGCTGTTTTTACATTCAAAACCCATTCAGAAATCAAAACTTTGGCAACGTAAGAACCCGCCCAAGAAATAACTGAGTATCTATCAGCTGCGTTTGAGGTGTCGTGCTCGTTTGGGGTTTTGATGTAAAGCTTTGGGACGTCCCCTGATAAATTATATTTAGCAAAAGCATAAGCACCGTGAATGAAATTGGAGTAAACAACCACGGTTGAGCTTTCAGATTTCTGGTTGGTAACGTTTACAAATCTTACCCCATGCAAAGCACCCACCTCTCCTTTGTAAAGCTTTTTTACATCGGAGTATATTTTACTATTTTCCCAAGTGGGGTCACTTATTAAATCAAACTCGGTAGCTGGACCAATTTTGCCAATAAAGTATCCATCTGAATATCTTAAGGCTTTGTTAGTTTTTAGAGTTCTAACAGCTTTTTTTATTTCAGTTGCTGTCAAAATATCAGAAGCGTCAATAGCAGACAAACTTGATTTACCGCCAGCCAACTGCACGGTTGCTCCAGCAAACAAAGCCTCTCGATCTAAAGTATCAATGGTTTCACCCATGTTTTGTCCAAGAAGCTCAATTTTTTCAACAGCATCTTCATCAACAGAGGTTAATTTCAAAAGTTTGCTTATTTTTATAGAAGCTCCATACTCTTGTAAAGTAGCGGTCACCTGCGTTGAACTGATGTTTACCTCTGCTGGGTTGTTTCCTTCAGTAAGCGGTGTGGTTGCTGGTGGTAAAGGAGCGTATCTATTCCACTGTATCGTTTTACCCTTCCCTTTTGGGTGGGTATTTTTCTGCGCTCCCTCACCGTGCAAAAGTTCGTATTTTGCTCTTTCTAAAAACTTGCTTTCATAATACGTCATTATCTCTCCAGGTAGCGTTGAGGTTGTTTGAGTCGCCATATTATTTTTTCACCCCCTTTCCTTGAAACTTTTAACTTTTAATTAACTTTTTTTCAAGGATGGATGCCACTTTACCAGGATTTTCCCAAAGGTTTTTCCTTAATTCCTCTATGGAAATCTCCTGCTCTTGTGGCTGTAAAGAGGGTGATACTGCCGAACTGCTAATTTGGTCTGCTAATCTTTGTGCCACTTGCCCCGATAACTTTTGTTTTAATCTTTCAAACTTTTGCTTTACCAACTCATACGCTTCCTTTGGTCTAACCGCCCCAATAAAAACTAACTGTCCATCTAAACCCAAAACAAAGTTGTTTTTTTCGTATAACTCTTTTACCTCGTTTGAAAAATCCTCATCCTCCATCATCGGAAGTTTTTTTACTTCTTCCAACTCATTAAGATGAGACTGCATCATTTGAGCATACTCTTGCTTCTTTTGTTTCATTTCCAACTCTTGCCTTACCTCACTTTTAATCTGCTCTCGCAAAGCCTGCTCCCGCATAGCAATTCTTTGTTCAAGTTCATCAGGCGATATCTCTGTCTCCCCTGGTTGTAAAATCGGGGGTACTTGCGGGATGTCAGTTCTTAAAAACTCTGATGGAATTTCTTCTCTTTGAATTGCTTCATTTTCTTTTCTCTTTTGATTTAAAGTTTCCAAAAGACTTTCAATCCCTTGCTTTTTCCTTTCTAAATCTTCCACTCTTTTTTCCAATCTTGTTTTTTTTGGTTCGGCTTCACCCTCTTTTTGTAAAGGTTCTTGCGTTGTTTCCTCAGTTTTTGCTTTTATTTCGGTTTCAACTTTTAAATCAGTTTGAGGTTGTTTTGTTTCCTCTGGCGAGGAGGTGGTGGCAACCTCTTCCACCTTTTTTTCTTCGTCTAATACTGCCATAGGTTTAAAATTTTAATTATTAACTGACCATTTAAGGATTGGTCGTCCACTCCCTTGCTCTTTTAAAGAACAAGAAAGAAATCTTTATTTTTTAAAGACCTCTTTTTTGTCCTTTAATATTGGATTTCCCTCATCGTCAACTCCTACCAAGACCTTGTTTATTCCTATATACAATCCGTGTTTAAACTTACAGCTTTTGCAAACCAGCCATATTCCTTTTTGAACCCACCGATGTTTTGAAAGTGCCTGTTTTTTAGCCTCCTCTTTTATCTCATCTAAATCAAACTCCTTAATCGTTTCCCAAAAATTCAACTTGTTTTCCTGCTTTTTTGGCTTCATTTATTATTTCTGGCAAACTTATCATTTGTCTTAGTTGATAAATAGCAAATGAAATTATCAAATACTTCATTCCAATTCTCTCTGGCGTATCGTTAATATCAATCAAAGATGCTTTACTTTCTGGGTCAACTAAATTTTTCAAAAACTCTATTCTTTCTTCAACCAACTCTTTAAACTTTTCAAAACTCTTATTCCCAAGTAGATTTAAAATCTCCTCATCTTCTTTTTTTGCTTTTTCAGCCACCTCCTTAAAACTTGCGTCTTTTACTTTATTGATAAAATCGGCGACGGTCCATGTGGCAACTGGTGGTACCGCTTGCTGTCCTTTCATATTTATCTTGCTATAACTTCATAAAACAATCTTTTTTGATCCTCTGGTAAATTAGCAATTAAAGGATTTTCCTCAAATTGTTGCAGGGGTTGCGAGGTTGGTTTCTGTAGTTGCAGTGCCTCTTTTGGTACTTCTTTTATAATTTTATCATACCCCTCAATTCCTGCTGTTTGAATAAATCTTTTTAAAAGTTCGGCAAAATCAATTTCAACCGAACCATACCTGGCTTTTCCCTGTTGGGCTACCTGCTCCATAAAGCCAGGCAATTTTAAGAAAAAGCCTAAAATAGAAGTTAGGTTTTGGTTTTCAATCATCTCATCTTGTTTCATTGTAGATGAGGCGTCAATAAAGAATTTAACCGATAAGTTTTTAATATCCTTGCTTTTAATCCTAATTTTTCCACCCTGCCCACTTTCATACAACTCTAAAATATCAGGATACTGCTCTTTTATCATATTAAACTCATCACCAAAAATATCAAACTCAATATCAGCCTCTTGTTTGTGAGTTAGAAGGTCTAAAAACCTGTCATAAATCTCAGTAATTGCCTGCTCAAGCATTTTTCTATCAAATGAGGTATTTAAAGCAATAAACATCTGTTGCATTCGCAAAGCCTCTGGTGTTTTTCCCTGTGCTGGTTCAATTGATGATGAAATAGTTGTGTCGGTTGTGCCAAGAGAAGAAAGTAAAGACCCTTTTAAAACTCCATATAAAGCGTTAAAGGTCTGAAGTGGCGCTGGTGAGAATTGCTCTTGTGTGATAGCATTAGGATTTGGTTTTTTAAGAACAACAATTGCTCCTGGTGATAATGATAATGAGGGCATATGAATATCGGGAGCATAAATTTTAGTTAAAGGATAAAGATGTTTTTTTTGAGCATCAAGTGAAAGATTAACAGTTGAGTTCAATGCTTTTTGCTGGCTGATATTTCTGTCATATTCAGAAATACCAAAATAGTTATCAAGGGCTGGATAACATACTTTTGAAACAATTGGTAGTTTTCCATTTTGATGAGGGTTTTCAATATCCCGTAAAATTACTTTTGCTTGTCTTGAAAAAGTAATCCAGCGTTTTGGTGTGTACAAAGTAATTAACTCATACTGGTCTTTGTATAAATCACTATCTTCTCTTTCTTTTGCAGTTGATGTTTCACTCTCATCTGTTTTGCTTTTTTTTCCTTCTTCAAGCACCTTATCAATATTTTTCCAAAATTTTAGCCTTTTTCTTCTTTTTAAAAAGTCTTCGGAGACATAAGATATAACAAAATAACGAGACATATCATTGACTGAGATAGCACCAGGTTCTGGAATTCCTAATTTTGGCGGGATTAAAAAGAAGTCTGGTCCAGTGTAACCTTCTTTTACCACCCAGTCAACTAAAACATCTATTTTTCCATAAATTAATGATAAAAACTCCATTAACCAAAACTTTGTGTAAATATCAGCCTGTGAGTTGGCGTTTGGAATAATGTAGTGGTCTAAAATTAAGTTTAGAAAAATTCCTTTTCCTTTATCCTCTTTTGACAAAACCCTAACCACTCCCGTTGGCATCTTTGCCATAACTTGATTAGCTCGTCTAATTAGTGCCGTCATTAAAGTTTGGTCTAAAACCTGTGATTTTAAAATTCCTTTTCCGCTATCAACTATCTCATTTTTCAAAAACCTTTCTTTTTCATCAAATGAAGAAAATATTTTAGAGTAAGCCTGTTTGTCGCTTTCAAATTGTTTTAGAATTTTGTCTATGTCCATATACAAAAAAAACCACGCCTTAAATTAAGCGTGGTACAAGGCGTAGTCCGAAGACTACGCCTAACCTAATAAAAATGTATCAAAAAATTTTTTGCTTGTCAAGGGGAATATATTTTTTCATAAAAACTATCCCAGTAAATACCTGTAATATAACCCCCTTTTAAATCAACTAAAAAATGAAGTTTGCAGTTTTGTTTGTTTTTTTTAGCTGTTGCTATTTTCTCTCCCAAGTCTTTAACGGCTCTTTGTTGGTCTTCCTCTGATTTTCCATATGTAATAGTTTTCCATCCTTTAAACTCTGCTTTTTTAATTGATTTTCGATGAATATTTACTTTTAAGTTAAACACTCCATACTCAACACCATACGATATGGCTAATAAATCAAGAATAAACTGTTTTGTCTCAGGGGGAGAATTTTTTAAGATTTGAATTAGTTTGTCGTCCATATTAATAAAATCCCTGCTCGTCAAATAAATTTTTATGTAAATCCTCTATCTGAGAATAATAATTTTCTGCTTCCTTTTCTGTAATTGGTTCTTTGACAAATAAAGAAACTTGATAAGAAATAGCCAAAGCCATAACCAAATCGTCTTTTGCTCCTTTATCGGCCTGTGCTTTCCAAAAAGATGAGGTTTGAACAACGACAAATGAATACAACTCGTTTATTGTCTCTTTGTCGTAAATTCGTATGACTTTGTTATCAATCGCCTGCTTTAAATCTTGAAGCATCTTTGGTCTGGTTGATGAGGAGGTGGTCCAGCCGTATTGAAAAACCTCTGGTGGATTTTCTCGTCCAAATGATGGCATTTTAAACAATTCGTATTTATTTAGCCTATTTAAAGCCGCAAGCCTGTCCATCTCGAAAGCACCACCGTTGTTTCTTTCATACGCTACCACTGGCTTAATCCCTGTTTTGTCATATATTTTTTCCAAAACTGGGACTAAAAGATTGGTGAATTCGGTTGTGATGATGGGAGAGTGGTAAACTAAAGGAACGTCTAATTTTGTTTTTGAAAGAAATTGGGCAGCGGTATAATCTCCGCCCCCAGCGGCAGTGTCAACGCCAATGACAATAAATTCCCCCCTTTCTATTGGTCGATATTGTTTAAACATATATCAAATCATTTTTAATTGGTTCTTTAATATTGCATAAATACCATTTTAACGCCTGCTTGTCAAAATAGTTTTGTCCGCTTGATATAAACGCTTCAATGTCTGTTTCTGGATATTCTTGGCTAAAAAACTCTTTTAATTCCTGTTTTTTTTGATTTAAGAAGTCTTGAGAATAGAAATCGGAAGCCTTATAAAATAAAGGATTAAAAGGTCGCTCTTTTCTTTTGCACTCTTCCCAAAAGGTTTTAAAGAAGCTAAAGCCATTGGCTGTTGTTTCGATAAATATTTTTCCATCAGGAACTACTGCCTGTAAAGCAGAACGCAAGATTGCTTCTGGGTCGGGATAATATGCATATTCCGATAAATGCAGTCCTGTGATTGATTTTGAGCGACCTACCTCCTTATTCTCTGCCGTTCCTATTTTATAAGTTGAATTAATCGCTTCGTTATACATTTCATATTTTGAATTGTATTTTAGATCTAATTTTACTTGGTTTATTTCCTCAAATGATTTTATATAAAACTTCACTCTTGCCAATAAATCTTCAGCGTTGTCTGATTTATCAGCTATCACCATAGAGTATGAGTTGTCTTTTAGTAAAAAATCGGTTGTAAAAATAGCAAGAATTATGGATGAAAAACCCAGTTGTCTGCTTTTGAGTATTACATCCCTCCCTGTTGCTTTGTTTAAAATAAAATCTTCCTGTATTTTCCAATGATTTTCTTCTTCATAAAATCTTTTTACTTGCCCGTCTTTGGCAACAATCATAAAGTTGTCCTTGATGAAGTTAACGTAAATATTTGCTTTTTCTTTAAAGTTGACCATATTTTTGTTTTAGTTGAGTAAAAACATTTATTTGAGTATTTACTTGTGTTTGTCCTTTTCCTTCTAAATACTCCAACCCTTTAACAAGAGGTTCAATCCTTCTTTCTTTTGGCAGAAGTTCAAGCAGTCTTTTTATTCCCAACGCCAACCCCTTCATTTTTTCATTTTTGATTGCTAATTTAAATTCCGCTTCAAACCGCTTCATTTCTTCTGGTGTTGGTTGTTTTACTGCTCTTTGAATTGTATTGTCAGAAAGCCCAAGCCACTGTTCAAGTTGACGGGATGACCAACCCATATTGTATAAAGTTTTGGCTATTACTTTTTTTTCCTCTTTTGAATACTTTTCAAGTCCTTTTATCGTCATATGTTTTAATATCAACTTTTACCAAAGTATCTGGTGGTAATTTTCCTAAATCTAATATTTTACTATCATCTGTTATAAGTTTAATAGAGTATTGATTGTCAAGAGAGATTAACTTTTGCTGTTTTACTTCTTTAATTTCGGCAATAAAGGAGAGATTCATATAAAAAACTATAACAAACTATATCGTAGTTGTCAAGAAGTTTAACAAAAAAAAGGTAGGACTAAAAGGAGAAGCCTTTTCAATCCTACCTTTGGGACGCTCTTAAAACATTACCTATTTGCTATTTTATCAAGGTGTCTTTTTTAAAGTCAACCAAAAAAATCAATAGAATAAATAATATTTATAATAATAATAATTTTGTTAAATTCTTGATATATTTTGCATATATTAAGACCTCTTGAAATACAGTTTATAGAATTTTAAAATTTTAATGTATTTGAGGGGACGCTCTTAAACATTACTCTTCCTTTTAAAGAAGAGTAAAAAAACTCCCCTCAAATAAAAATCAACCCTTTCTTAACCTTTAGCCATTATTTATAGGGCTTTTACTTATAGGCGGAAGAGAAACGCTATAAGGGGTTAAGAAAGGCCGAAAAGCTTCAACCGGAAAACCATCCCTTGAAGCGAAGTAGGACAGCTCTTTTAAAACCTAAGGGCTTTGGGGATTACGCACCATAAGTGCTTCGGCGATGTAGGGATTTTGCTAATAAGCTAAAAAGCTTATTAGTAAAACAGCCCGACCGCAACTTGCCGGAAGGCAGGGCGACGTAGGTTAAGGGGCTAATCGGGTTGCCGGCTCCGGTATAGCCAAAAGCTATACCTAACCTACGGACAAGGCACGACGTGAAGCAATGTTAAGTCGTTGCTAAGTCGTCGGTGGCCGTCGCTTCTAAAATTTGCCGAGAAGCCTTTAGGTGATTTAAAAGAGCAACGGGAAAAAAGAAAAAATGACCTTCTTTTTATAAGAAGGGGGCGACGCTATGAACAACTAAGGGAGTAAGAGTTTAAGTTAATACCCAAGCTTAGATTTAAATTTTAAGCTAAATAAAAAAAATAAACTTGGGTAAAAAGAAGAGCAAGCTTTCTGAAAGAAAGCTCCTTCGCTGAAAGCGAAGGAAAAAAGAGAAAGCGTT